GGACCCAATGATTAAGAGTCAAAAAGCCCGAAATAGCTTTTTTCTTGTTTTGAGGCTGAAAATAACTATTTTTATCTATTTTTAACTCTTGTTTTTTCTTGTTTTCGATGTATTTTTATAGTGTTTTCTGGTTGCGCGGTGGCAAAATTGGGGCAAAATTATTTGAGAAAATGAGGGGAAAATGAGGCGAGAAAAACTTACAAAGGCGTTTATCGATCGTTTGACAGGCGAAAACATCAAAATTCAGGACGCGGAAATCTCGACTTTGGAACTATGGTGCGGTCCCAGGGGCAAGGCGTTTTACTTCACGAAAAAGCATAATTTCCAAAAATTCCGGCGCGTGCTCGGGCGGTATCCGGAATATACGCGGGAAATGGCCGTCCGACAATGCCATATATATACCGCGAATCTGGCGCAGTATGGCAGTCTTGACCCGCTGGAAGACGGAAAGCTCAAGCAGGATATGACGCTACTTGATGCGTATAATCATTACTGTAACTATAAGCATCCGGATGCCAATTTTTCGAACTGCTGGAATAAAAATTTCCGGTATCTCGAAAGTCGAAAACTGGTTGATATATCTAAATCGGAAATAAAGGCTCTACATGCTCAAATATCCGAAACGGCCCCGGTATCTGCAAATAGGGCGATCGCTTATCTCAAGGCGGTAATAAATCTCGTCATCAATGATGAGCTATACGAGGGCGGAAACCCAGCGGCGAAAATTACAATGAACAGAGAGGAGCCCAGGGTAAAGTATCTCATGCCATCGGAGGCCCCGCGTGTAATAGATGTGCTTGAGGATGCACGAAAGAGGGCACGGGCACGGGACAGCGCGGATGCTATGCTCCTGATGCTCTATCAGGGCCAGAGAAAGGGAAACGTGCTGGCGATGGAATGGAACGAGATCGATGAGGAAAACGTGTGGATCATCCCGAAAGAGAAGGCAAAGGCAAAAAAGGATATTGTGAGTCCGCTGGTAAAAGAATCCATCGATATTTTGAACGCGCGGAAAGGAAATGGCTCATCGTATGTTTTCCCGGCCAAAGATGATCCCCGGCGGCCGGTGCGAGATTGTAAGAAGCTGTGGAAAAAGGTATGTGCACTTTGCGGCGTGTCGGATATGCACATACACGACTTGCGGCACACGTCGGCAACCTATCAACTCCGGGAAGGCGCGGACATTGCGACGGTATCCGACAATCTCGGACATGCGGACATCGGGATCACAAAGCGAGTATACGCGCACGTCATGACCGATACGCAACGAGCAGCTCTCCAGAATGCGGCGGATGCGCTGAAAGGGCGTGGCGGGTAAAATTTATAATGATTATTTTTTTTGTGCCGGCGGGTCTTTGGGTGGAGGCGGCTTAGGAGCCATGGAAGGGAGTCCGGAATAACTAAAATTACCATTTTGTTTTTTTGGTTCTTTTTTTTTGTCTGACATGATTCACCTCACATAATTTTTTTAAAGAAAAAAGTCAAGAAAAAAGCAATAGAAAACAGTAACCCACTATAGAACATATAATAAATTAAATAATCTAACCAAATAATAGGTTTAGGACTTTCCTGATGGGCATTTTCAAATGCTTCTTTGCATTTTTCCAAGTAACACGAATTGATTTTATATGTTATGCCTCCTAAAATTCCAGATGCAAGAAAAAGAGAAAGACTAGAAACATATAGAAAAACAACAAGTGGAGTAAATAATGCAATACTATTGCTATTAAGCAAAATTGAAAGAACGGTTATAAGAACACCAATTCCGCCAAATGAAATATTAATATAAAATTTTGTTTCTTGAGATCGTGAATCAAACCAATAGTTAACCAGTTTTTCATAATAAATTGCACGATTGGTTTCATATTCGCGATTCGTTTTTTCATCGTTTTCCATTTTGGCTATCCCTAATTGTTATTTTCAATTTCCTCAATTTGCCCTTCTAGTATCTCAATACGTTCTTCTTGCGTAACAACAACATTCAAAAGATACGAAATGACCTCTTTTAATTTGCTTGTCACTGCATCATTAACATTGATCGTTTCAAGAAGTTTTTTAGCCTTGTCGATATCCCATTCAAAACTTGTTTTATACTCCATAATTTTCCCTATTATTTTTTGTATTTCGGCAACATCGCCAAAATAACACTCATTGTAGTGGCGGCATCTTCGGAGGTCATGCGGTCTATTAACGCATGGAGTTGAGTCTTTACATCAACCGATTCAACACCAGTTTCGGAATTAAACGTTATTTTCATTTTCGGTAGCAGGCGGAGAAATGCGGAAAGTTTCAAATCGCTTATTTGAGCTTTTCCATTGACAAGCAAAGAAACTTGTGATGGGCTAATTCCAATAATATCAGCAACTTTAACTTGTCCGCTCAATGCGACTTGTCGTTTTAATTCCGAAAGCACATAAGTAAAAATTGTGGAATGTGCATTTATATCAGGCTCAGGCAACGGATCAGCAACTGGCGGCGGTGTTACAAGATCGTCATCATGATATATGGATATTTCACTAATATTGACACGGAGAGCGGCGGCAATTTTTCGAATCGCCTGCCGTTTCGGGTTCCGACGTCCGCTTAACCACTGCGATAAAACAGAGCGTGAAGTTCCACATTTTTCAGCCGCTTCCGTAATAGTTAATCCGCGCCCATTGAGGATAGTGGAAACCTTTTCGCGATTGAAAGCATTTTCTTTCATGTCATTACTCCATTGTTGATATTGTACTGTCAAAGCGGTAACATTTCTACCACAATTATAAATATAACACGCATTTTATTAATTAACAGCTTGACACCGAAAAGGAAACATTTATATTAATAGAAACCAAAGATTGGAAAGGAGGATATCCATGAGAGGCGACAAAAAATACTCGATCCGGGTAAGAGTGAGCGAAAGCATGAAAGTTCGGATACAAGCGGAAATGTTAAAAAGGGATTGTTCCGAGGCAGAGGTGATTCGTCGATTGCTCAAAAAAAATTTGCAATCGAACGTGAGTTCGGCGAGGTCAATTATTAATAAATCAAACAAGGCGACGCAATACGCGTAACGAGAGGAGGGATTAATTACAAATGACACCCATGAAACAACTCAAGAATGACTTGCTTTCCGAAGTCATCAATTTATCCACGGGGGACGAAATCGAACTGGAGACGAAATTAAATCTCTGCAAGAAAATCATCTATGCGGAAGAAATTCCGGAAGGGAATGCCCCGATTGTTTTTGAAGCGATCGTAACGACATGGGATCAAAACACATTGATAGTCAATAAAAAAGAAACAGTAATTGTCTTCAAAGACCAAAGTTCTATTTCTCGTGCAAAAGATTTCTCCCCCGCATTGTATCCCGGAATGAATATTGTCATTAAAATGACCCCGTATTTATTCCACATTCAAGGGATTTATTCCGGAATGGCAGAATATCGAAAAGCCATCGAAAAAGAAAATAAATTTATGCTTACGCTTCTCGCCCACGCGATGAACATGAAAAAGACGTGAGGCGCGCCATGATGAATCAAAAGCACATCGAGGAAGAGCTTGCCGCCGCGGGTGTCCCGGAAGTCGTAAAGAAGACAAAAGCCGCCGAGGTAATCGGAATCTCCCTGGGGCGCATGTATGAAGAAATCGCCCGCGGGAATCTGCAACCAGGAATCGACCGTGGCGTCATGGCGCGCAGCGCGCTCGCCCTCTACATGGTCCAGAACCCGCGCATTTACGCGCGATTTTTAGAAAACAAAAACAGGATGGGAAAAGCATGATTCTGATTTCTCTTTGCATTGCCTTTGTCGGCTGGCTTCTGGTCTGCTGCTGGAAGATTACCCATATTGCAGCGAAAAACGCCTTGAACGAAGCCGAAAACGGGAATCTTGAACCCTTAAACACTTTAACAAGAACGGAAGGAGATTTGAAGTCATGAGCAAAATCACGATCCGGATCGAATGCGATTTCCGGGATGGTGAACTGAAAGCCATCACAGACGGGCTCTGGAGCAAAGCGGAAGAAAGCCTTCTTCGGATTCTCCGGCGATACGACAGAGGGGAAGGAGTCACAAAACGCACGATCAGTCAGCGCATGAGCCACAACACCAACTCGGAAGAAAGGACGGAAATCATCAAGCAGTTGATTCAGGAGGGAATTATCGAAATCGTCAATCATGCGGCCGCTGGTGAATTCGGCGCGCGCTATCGGGTCAGACCAAAGAAAAAGCTCTGAATACTGGCATATCCAGAGCCTCATACAAATAACGAACAACAGGAGGAATATACTCCTCCGGAAAGGAAATGTCAAATGGAAGAAAAAATCCTTGTCACGATCGATCTGGAAGCACTAACCAATCTCAAGACGAAGGCCAGTTGCTACGCGTTTTCTCAGCGCGAACTGGACCAGCTCAAAAAGGAAATCGTCGAACTCAAAAAAGAAAATCAAATCCTACAAGATTTGCTTGCCGAAAGCAAGACTCCTCAGCCTGCAAAGTAATCAACCGGGCACCGCCCATAAAAGAAGGTATCAAAAGAATGAACAACAAGCTCAAACTGGAACTCCAGTGCATCCTCACAATCGAAGAAAAGCTCGCCATTGGAAAGGCTCTTGCCGCCGCGCAGCAGAAGCAGTCTGAACTCAAACAGCGGATGAAGGAATCCGCCGCCCAGTATAAGGCGAACATCGAGTCGGAACAGAGCACAATCGACGAACAGGCACAGCGTCTCCAGCTCGGATACGAATATCGCCTGATCGAGTGCGAGGTTAAGTATCACACGCCCGAAGAAGGAAAGAAAACGGTCGTCCGCCTTGATACAGGAGTCGTGGAAACGGTTAAAAACATGACAAATGACGAACTTCAGGACCTCTTCATAAACGGGATCGGGAAGAAAGAAGACGAACACATTTTCATTTTCCGCGACAAGCGCCGGTGCCAGCTAGTCACGCCCGAAGAGTTCAAGACGCTTCAAGCGTCCGGAAAGTTCGCCAAGATCGGAGACGGATACACGGAAAAATCTCTCGTGGACGTAAAACCCGCAAAAATCGACATTGCGCTTGTCGTCTATTACGCCGGTGATACTTACGAGCTCTGGCAGTTCGAGAAAGCCGCCGAAACCAAAGCGTCCGCGTCTGGAAAGGCGGTGCAGAAATGAGCACATTCCCCGCTTGCATCATTCAGGAGCCGGAAGAGCAGTATCACGCCCGGAGTCGGGCCGCTGAATATCTTTCCAGCCATCGCCTCGCAGACTTCCGGCGGTCGCCGTATCGGTATTATGCCTCACTCACGAGCGAGGAGGAAACGCCGGACAAGCCGGAGTTTCTAATCGGACGCGCCGCGCATTGCCTGATTCTGGAGCGTATGGCCGCGTTTCAGGAGCGATACATAGTTTCCGATGGACCGACCAACGAACGGACCGGGAAACCTTACGGAAAGGACTCCAAGGCATATCATGACTGGCTTTCCGTCCAGCCGACGCGCAACATCATCAGCACGGCCGATTATGCGGAAATGCTCCTCATGCAAAAAAATGTTCTTGAGCACGAAGAAATTTACGCGCTGCTCGACGCCGGGCGCTACGGAGTCGCGGAGGGTGTTGTCCGCGCGGAAATCGAGGGCGTCCCGTGTCAAATCCGGATGGACTGGTTCGCGCCGGAGATCGGTATTATTGACCTCAAGACGTGCCGCGATATCGATTTCTTTTCGAAAGACGTCCGCGACTACGGCTATATCCTGCAAATGGCCTTTTACCGGGCCGTGCTGCGCGAGGCCACGGGCGGCGTGATCGCTCCGTGTCACCTCATCGCGGTGGACAAGACGGAATTTCATATCGCCGGGTATGGAATGATCCCGGAAGCCGAACTTGATTTCGCGGAAAAAATCAACATGGCCGCAATCCGCCGCTTGAAAGAGTGCTGCGAGAAAAACGAGTGGGCGACCGGCTACGAGCGTAAAATGGTTTTCACCATGAGCAACTACTAAGGAGATACAACATGTCACTTTTGAATCTGATTTCCAAAGGCAAAACTCCGAAGCCCCCGATTATCCTGCTGTATGGACAAGAGGGCGTTGGAAAGTCCACGTTTGCCGCCAAGGCGCCGGGCACGATTTTTATTCCGACCGAAGACGGACTGAATGAGATCGACTGCAATAAGTTCACAATCGCGAAGAATTACAATGAGTTCAAAGCCTACCTTGACTCGATTCAGACCGAACCGCACGAATTCCAGACGCTGGCCATCGACTCCATTTCCGCGACGGAACGAATGCTTTTTCGCCACATCTGCGAACGATACGGGGTTGACAACATCCTCGACGCAAAGGGCGGATACGGGAAGGGCTACAAGGAATATACTTCCGAGTGGCAGGAAATTTTCGACAAGATCGCCCGGATTCGCAATGAGCGCGGCATGAGCGTGATCCTTGTCGGGCACTGTGACCTCGTGCGTGTGTTCAGCTCACGGATCGGCCAGTATGACCAGTTCCAGCCTCGGCTCTACAAAAAGGCAATGGACATTCTGATCGAGTCCGCGGACGGCGTATTTTTCGCCACGCGGAAAGTTCGCGCGGAAAAGACCGACGCCGGGTTCGGGAAAGTCAACGTCCGGACGGTCGCCATCGGAGAAAATGGCGGCGAGCGGATTATGGTCACGGACGGCGGCGGAATCGACGGTCCACAGATTGCAAAACGCCGCTTTCAGCTTCCGGACGAATTGCCGCTTGACTGGAACGCCTTCATGGGCGCGTGGCGCGCGGTCTACGATGCAGAAGAGAACACCAAAAAAGAACTCAAAAAAGAGGAATAAAACATCATGGCAATATTTGATTACGACGATTCACAAATCAATCCGGCTGAAATTTTCGAGGCGCTCCCAGCCGGAAAATATCAAGCCTGTCTGACCGAATGTTCGGACAAGAAGCCCTGCAAAAACGGGAGCGGATATTTTCTGAAAATGACCTTTGAAATTCTGTCCGGCGAGTTCAAGGGACGGAAGATTTTCGGGCGGTTCAACCTCTGGCACTCGAACACGGAAACGCAGGAAATCGCCCGCCGGCAAGTCAAGGCGTTGAAAGTCGCCGTTGGCCTGCCGGACGCCGTGAATCCGCAGGATCTTTACAATCTCCCGCTCACGGTCAAAATCAAGGTTAAACCCGCAGACGGCGAATACGAGGCGTCCAACGAAATCGCTGGATTCGCCGCCAAGGAAACACCCGCTTACGCTGCGGCCGCCGCCGGAACCTCGCCCTCCGTTCCCGCGACGCCCGCCGCGCCTCCCTGGGCCGCGAAGAAGTGATTCCGAGAACTGAACTCGAACTTCCGGTAGCTGTATCTGAAAACAGTTACCGGAGGTTTGTCAAAGGTTTTTCGTATCCGATTATTTCCAAAGAGGGCCGGAAATATCACGATACGGTAAAAATGCGCTTCCAGCAGAGTGGGCAAGAAATGATTCATGGGCCGGTAAAAGTCATTGTGGAATATTACCCGCCTGACCGCCGCGCCCGTGACCTCGACAATCTGTTCAAGTGCCTTTTCGATTCGCTCGTCAAGGCTGGTTGTATCGAGGATGATTCCCAGATTATGGACATCGAGGCGCATAAGCGCGAGCCGTTGCCGCCCGCTGGATTGATTCATCTCGAAATTGAGGCAAAACCCTGTTAAAATGATGCACTTGAGAAATTACCAGCAAGAGGCGGTCAACGCCGTATATTGCCACATGCGAGCGAAAGAATCGAACTCGTGCGTGGTGATCCCGACCGGCGGCGGAAAAAGCCTGGTCATTGCAAAGATCGTGACGGATGCCGCCACGCTCTGGAATGGGCGTTGCCTGATCCTCGCACACGTCAAGGAACTTCTTGAGCAGAATGCGGCGAAAATTTCCGCACTCTGTCAGGAGCTCCGGATCGGGGTATATTCCGCTGGACTCGGATGCCGCGATACAGATGAGCAAGTCATTGTTGCCGGGATTCAGAGCGTCTATAACAAGGCTCCGGAGCTCGGCAGTTTCGACCTCATTTTGATCGACGAAGCGCACCTGATTCCGCCGGACGGGGAAGGGATGTATCGGACATTTCTTGAGGAGGCTGAAAAGCTGAATCCGAACGTCCGCATTATCGGCATGACCGCGACACCTTACCGCCTCAAAGGCGGGATCATCTGCAAGCCGGAAAATATCCTGAATGAGGTGTGCTATGAAATCAGCGTCCGCGAGCTGATCGTTGCCGGATTTTTGTCAAAGCTGAAATCCAAAAACGGAAAATGCAAAGCGGACCTTGAAAATCTGCACATTCGCGGCGGTGAATTCATCCCGGAAGAAATCGCCGAAAAGATGGACAATGACCGGCTTGTAAAGGATGCCTGTTCCGAGGTCGTGAAGCTGACAAATGAGCGTAAAAAAGTCCTGATTTTTGCGTCCAGCGTGTTGCATGCGCAGCACATCAAACAGGAGATCGAGACAAATTCCGGCGAGGAATGCGGGTTTGTCGTCGGGGACACGCCGAAGGAGGAACGCGCGGAAATCCTCGTCCGGTTCAAGGGCGAAAAAATCCCCGTTGACCTCTTCGGCGTCCAGAAAACAGAACTCAAATATCTGGTCAACGTCGGAGTGTTGACGACCGGATTCGACGCGCCCGCGATCGACTGCATTGTATTGCTCCGGCCGACGAACTCACCGGGGCTGTATTACCAGATGGTGGGGCGCGGGTTCCGCCTGTCTCCCGACACCGGAAAAACGGATTGCCTCGTATTGGATTACGGACAGAATATCATGCGGCATGGTCCGGTGGACATGATCCGGATCGAGGGGCGTTCCGGGCGCGCCGGACGCATGGCGCCGCCCATGCGTGAATGTCCGCAATGCCAGGCCGTTTTTATGGCGTCCTATACGACATGCCCGGATTGCGGTTATGAGTTTCCAAAATCGGAACTCAAGTTGAATCACGGGACACGCGCCGCCAGTGACGGGATTTTATCCGGCGAAAGTTCGGAAACGGAATACGACGTCAAGGAAACTTTTTATTCCGTTCACGAAAAACGGGGCGCGGAACCCGGCACTCCCCGAACGCTCCGGGTTGACTATCTGCTCGGATTCAACGATTTTCAATCCCAGTGGATTTGTCCGGAGCATACCGGCTGGGCGCGGAAGAAATTTGAAGCATGGTGGAAGGAACGCGCACCGGAAGGCGTCCCCATGCCTCAAGACGCAAAGGAGGCCTCCAGAATCGCAAATTTAGGGGCGTTGCGTGAACCTTTGCGGATTACGATTCGGACCATCGCGGGCAGCAAGTTTCCGGAAGTTGTGAAAGTAGAACTTTCGGAGACTCCACGCGGCGCGAACGGTCAGAAAGTGAAAGAGGCTCTCCCGGAGGGCGTCACAGCGCAAGGAGACATCAAGACGGAAGAGGATGCCTTGCGCTATGCCGACCACGTAGGAGCGGAATACAGGTATCAGGCGCGCCAGTCCGGATACATCGATCCGGACGACGCGGAGGAACGGCGGGCAATCGTAGAGGCCGACAAGGGCGGCGCGATTGATCCGCACGAACAAACTGAAGATGATATACCATTTTGAGAGGGATTTTGAGTATGAAAATTTTCCGTTTTTTTGATTTATTCTGCGGTGCCGGCGGTGCAACGACCGGCATGATTCAAACGCTCAATGAAGCGAATATCAAATATGATGGACGGGTTTACAATCATTGGGACATTGCCATAGAAACGCAACGCCTCAATCATCCTGAGGTCGTTGACCGTGACGGCCTTGCTTCCTGTAACGACATCAAGAATGTTTTGCCGGACAGAATGTTCCTGGATGAATCCCGCGAAATTGATGTTGGCTGGGCCTCTCCGAGCTGTACACATTTCTCCGCGGCGGCTGGCGATGTCCCGAAGTCTGAGCAACTTCGGGAACAGCCGGAAATGCTGCTTCCTTTCATGCGCCTCACGCGGACAAAGAAATTTTTTATCGAGAATGTAAAACAGTTGCTCACATGGGGGCCTTTACTGGACAAAGATACTTACTACAAAGGAAAACTTTACAAGGTCAGTCAACCAGATCCGCGTAAGAAAAGCCTTTTTTTCAATGATTGGTATCGATCGATCAAATGCAGCGGTTATCGGATGGAGTGGGCACTTCTCAACGCGGCAGACTATGGGGCAAATACGAATCGGGAACGTCTGATTATTCAGTGTGTCCGCAAATCAAGCGGGTTGCCGATCACATGGCCGGAGCCGACTCACGCAAGAATACCGGGACTTTTCCATGAGCTGCCCTGGCGGTCCGCTGCGGAAATTATAGACTGGAACGACCTTGGTAAAAGTATTTATGACCGTGAAAAACCTTTGAAAGAAAACACATTGCGGAGAATAGAATGCGGGATTCGGAAATTCTTGGGGGAGTGGGCAGAACCATTCATTATTGTGCTGCGTGGAACAACACAAATCCATATAAACGCATCTGCGGTTCCCGTAACAGTTCCATTGCGAACAATTACCACAGGAGGAAATCATTTCGGTTTAGTGCGCCCGTTTTTCACAAGATACAATGGCGGGGACACTCGTGTTCATGATCCGGAAAATCCTTTGCCTGTGATTGATTGCGGAAACCGATATGGAATTGTGAGTCCGTTATTTATTCCGCAACATGGTGATGGCACGGTCAAGCCTGTCAGTATGCCGCTCTCGACAATCGCGACAACCGGCAGTATTTCAATGGTGACTCCTCTTATGGTGGAATACTACGGGAATGGGCGTGTCCTTCCCACCTCTGAGCCAGTTCCTGTGATTCCTACAAAAGACCGTTTCGGATTGCTTCAAGGGCGAATCCTGACTTTGCCGGATGGATCGGCATACAAATTGGATATTTTTTACCGGATGTTCAAGGCTTCCGAACTGGCGGCAGCGAGTTCTTTTCCGGATGATTTCAAGTTTGCCGGGAACGACACGGAAATCAAAAAGCAAATTGGAAACGCGGTCCCTCCTGTCATGGCTAAAGCGCTTATGCTTGAGCATCTTAAAAGAGTGGCGTAAAAAAAAGGTGAAGTATGAAGTTTATTTTTCCATCAGTAATTATTTCTCTCAACGTCGCGGCCGGAATCGTCTATCTCTGTCAAGGAGACTGGAAACACGCCATTTATTGGACTTCCGCCGCCGTACTGACCGCAACCGTAACTTTTTGAAATGAGGTGAAGCATGAGAAAATTAGGTGAAATTCTTGACATGGTCCAAAAGGGACAGAAACCGGAATACGACGAATTGAGATTTGCTCTTGAGACAATGAGGAATCTTTCGTCCTTTGATTTAATGGCTCTTCAAAAGCTGGCAAGCGCAGAGAATGAAGGAAAGAAACCCATATTGGGATCAAGTGCAATGTGGCAGTTCGGCGAACGGATGAACCGGAACAAAAAGGCTTACGAAAAGTCTCCGGATGAATGGCTCGGATGGGATAATAATCCTGACAATCCGGAATATCAAAAACGTATCGCCACATCTCAAAAAATTTTCCAGCATTTCTTGAACAAGGTGAATCATGAACGCTCTTGAAATCGAACACGTCATCAATCAAGCAATCTGGCGTAGCGGGCACAGCGAAAAGTCATTTTCAAAGGCCGCCGGAATCGGAGTAAATACGTTGAATCATTTTCACAACACAAAAAACCTCAGGCTCAATACGCTGATTTTGATTTGCGATACGCTCGGGCTTGAGGTTGTGGTTAGGAGGGAGAAGGGGAAATGATCCGTTTTCATAATATCGACTGCATGGATTTCATGCGTGAACAGCCGGACAAAGCGTTCAATTTGGCAATCGTCGATCCGCCATATTTTTCAGGTCCCGAAAAACTCGGATTCTATGGGGAAAGAACCTCAAAAACAGGAGTATTCAGGAAGGCGTATAAGAAATTCGGACAATGGAATGTTCCTGGCCAAGAATATTTTGAAGAACTGTTCAGGGTTTCGAAAAATACCATTATATTCGGTATCAATTATTACGGAATTTTGAATCCGGGTCCCGGACGGATCGTATGGGATAAATGCAATGATTCCAGTTCCTTTTCTGACTGCGAAATAGCATACTGTTCCATGCACGATTCCGTAAGAATATTCCGCTACATGTGGAATGGTATGCTGCAGGGGAAATCCATTGCGGAAGGAATTATACCGCACGGAAACAAACGCATGAATGAAAAGCGTATCCATCCCACACAAAAGCCCGTTGCCCTTTATCGTTGGATTTTTCAAACATATTGGAAGTCGGGATGGAAGGTTCTGGACACGCACGGCGGAAGCATGAGCATTGCCATTGCCGCGCATACCGCGGGGGCGGAACTCGACATCTGCGAAATCGACAAGGATTATTTTGCGATGGGAAAACAGCGTGTTGAGGAATATACGAAACAGGGGCAATTTGACTTTGGAGGCAATAAAACATGATTGACAAAAACGAGGTCGTTTCCGCGTTGCGGGCCATCTTCCGCGACGGGGACGTTTTTGAGGTCCGCATACTGGACGCCGCAACCGTTACCGTCCGGCACCCGCACACGGTTTCCGGGTATTACGATTATGAGCATATAGACCAGGTCGCGGAAGACATTGGTAAGATCGTCCGCGATTATCGCGGCGTCTACTACACGCCGAACCCGGTAAATCCGGCTCTCTTGGGCCGCGCTGCGAACCGGCTACGGGACTGCACCGGAAAATCTGACCTGACGACCAATGACAAGGATATACCCGCGCGCCGGTGGCTGCTGATTGACTGCGACGCGATCCGGCCGTCGGGAATATCGTCCAGCGAGGAAGAGCATGACGCCGCGCGCGAAAAAGCCGACGAAATCCGCGCAGGGCTGGCTTCCATGGGGTTCCCCGCTCCTCTGCTGATCGATTCCGGCAATGGCGCGCAGCTCATGTATCGGATTGATATTTCGGCGGACGACGGAAAACTCATTGAGTCAATACTCAAACAACTTCAGGCGTGCAACAGTCAGGCGGTCAATGTGGACGGGACCGTATTCAACCCCGCGCGGATCTGGCGGCTCCCCGGATCAATGAACTGCAAGGGGGACAACATTCCGGGGCGTCCGCACCGGCAAGCGCACATTGTTTCCCGTCCGGATACTCTGGAGGTCGTTCCGGTAGAACTGCTCCGGACGGCGGCCGGAATCGTGGACACCCCGGAGCCCGTGACCGTTCCGGAGCGGACGCCGGCGCCGGCGAACTTTCCGAGTGTCGAACTCCCGGAGCCGGAATATATGGAAGTCAGGGAAGAATTTGAGCTTGACTCATGGATAAGACAGTATTGCCCGGACGCCGAAGGCCCGGAGCCGTGGCGCGATGCCCGTAAGTGGATTTTTCCAGTCTGCCCGTTCAACGGCGAACACCGGAACCGTTCGGCAATCATCACACAACAGGCAAACGGAGCAATCGGTTTTTTGTGTCATCATGACGGATGCCGCGGGAATGACTGGTCAAAACTTCGGGAACTCAAAGAACCCGGATACCTCGAAAGAAAGGTGGAACGCGAAAACGCGAAACGCGCGAAGCTGGCCGCGTCTCAACCGTTACCCGTGGCAAATGTCGTGAAAACCGAAGAATGCGAACCGGAAGTAGCGCCGGAGCCAACGCCTTGGCGGGACGTGACGACCGACGACATCCGCGGCGCGATTGACGGAACACTGCTCGGAGAAATGGCCGCGCTGTATTCCAGCGTGACGGTTCCGCCGTTGCCTTTGGAGGCGGCATTGCTCAAAGCAATCGTAACAGCCGGATGCGCCTTGTCCGGGCAGGGCGCGCCGGAAACCGCAAAGCCGGAGTTTCCGCCCATGGGCGCGCGGGCGGCACGTCTCCAGATCAACACGGCCGCCGGTCAGGTATGCAACGTTTATGCCGTCCTCGCGGCAAATTCGGCGTCCGGAAAGGACATCGGGAATCTCCTCGACACGGTGACAACCTCCCACGGCTGGAACATTGGCACGTCCGGAAGTGCGGAAGGAATCGCGGAAGCCTTGAAGGTGTGTCCGAATGGCCTGATTTCCATATCGGAGTTTGTGAACTGGCTGGATGAAAAGCACTGGCAGCACAAGGCAACCTCATTTTTGACAGAGGCTTTCAGCAAAGGCTTCTTCCGGCATAATTTCAGCAGCCGGAGCGGCAAGGGCGGAATCTCCGAATGTGACTACTGCTATCCGAACATTATAGCGAATATCCAGCCGGAAGTTTTTGAAAACGTCGTCAGGAAACAGGATATAGCTTCCGGTTTCATGGGGCGCTTCATTTACTGCCGGATGCCGGAGTTCTTTGGAGACCCTGCCAGGATCAACGCAAAGCTCATTATTGAGCGTTTCAACGAGATTCTCAAGGCATTCACACGCAAACATGGAGTCGTCGAAGTCCCGGAAGGATACGGGCGTGACCTTTCCGGTATATTTAAGCAGTATTCTCCCGAAAAACTCCATCCCTCATGGCGTCGCCTGGTCAATGAATACATGCCACGTTTCGCGGTTATGCTCTCGCTCAATCATAGTGCGCAATCGCAGGGCGATTTTGTCATGTTGGAAGATAAGCACTGGCGTGCCGCCGAACTCATGGTCAAATACTTTTTTGGACATGCGGAAAACATGCTCATGCAGGTAGAGGATGAAACGCAGAGTTCACGAATTCAAGAAAAAGTCATGCGCCGGATTGTCCGGATCATTCAGCGATACGACAAGGGCGACGGAATCACAACAAAGATCATTTCCCGCAATGCAAACCACACGGGTACGAATGCGCAGCAACGCCGGGAAATTCTCCGGGAAATGGTGGAACGTGGAATTGTCTCAACCACAGAAGAAAACTTTTCAGACGGAGCGAAATACAGAATCAAAAACTTGCCGCCGGGGTGGTGAAATGGGGGTTAGACAAGGGGTTAGTAAAGGTTCGACAAATTGGATAAATTTTACTAACCCCCCAAAGGGAAAAGTTACTAACCTTACTAACCTTTACTAACCCCCTGTCTAACCCTTAACTATCTCAAATACAACAATATAAATATGGGTTAGTAAGGTTAGTAAGTATATATAGGTGTGAAAACAGGGTAAAAAGAGGCTTCAGGGGGTCGCGCGCGTGAGGGATTACCAACCAATGAAAGGGGTATCATGGATACAAGAAAACTGAAAGAGCTGGCCGAGTCGCTCGGATGGGACACAAAGGAACTCTACAAAGAACTCAGGGCAGAAGCAGTCACAGAAACCGATCTGTCAAACTTTGGGCGCATACTCAAAGACTTGCGGGAAATTGAAAAGCTCAATCGCATACGCTATAACCTCATGCTTGAGTTGCTGATTGAGCCGACTGCCAGTTATGAGGCAATTGGAAAACGGGTAGGGTTTGGTAAGAGTCGCAAGTGTCGGGCTATTGTCCATTGGCATGTCAAAGAGTTGTCTACGTCCTACCCATGGATACGCGAGCTTATGGCACGCAAGGCAACAACTTATCATCACTCAAGACGCAATGAGGTCCCGGCATGAAAGTGACGGAAATATGACGGAAGGGGCCTATGTGACGCACCCTGATGGGGAGGGGGCGAGGGGGTCGAGGAAGGTCGGAAGGGCCTCCCCCCCCTGGATGGGTCCTTTTTGGCGCGAAAGCGCGAAAATCCACCTAGGCGACACCTCGCAACACTAACACTGTAACGGAAATTGGGACATTATGACGCAAAAACGAGACAATAGCATTGACCGCGTCCACAAGCATCGTGAAAAGAAGCGTGTAGTGGACATTACCCCGCGGAAGCGGACAACTTCCAGCCGGTTATCTCTCTGGTCCTGGGGACAGAAATATTGCAAGGCGAAATTTACGAAAGCCCCGTCGGAACATCATAAAAAGTTTGTGGACAAGCTGGAGGTAACGATCCGGAACGGCGGAAACTTCGCGTTTGCGTTTCCGCGCGGGTCTGCAAAAACGACATGGCTCCGGATTGGGTGCGTCTGGTGCATGTGTGAAGCGGTGCAGCCATACATCATGTTCATTGCTGGGTCCGGTGCGGAAGCCCGGAGCAACCTTGCAAAGATCAAGACGGAATTTGAAACGAATGATATGCTTCTGGAGGATTATCCGCAGATGATTGCTCCGATCCGCGCGATTCGCGGCGTTCCCCAGCGTGCGCGAATGATGCAGGATGCCGCCGGAAACTGCTTTGCGTTTGAGTGGAAGGCGGAGCGCATCCGGATGCCGAATGTTTCGGGTGTCAAGTCTGCCGGATACATTATTGACACATGCGGGATTGACGGCCATATCCGCGGGAAAAATGAAACGCTTCCGGACGGGACCAGCATCCGGCCTTGTGTTGTGCTGCTGGACGATCCGCAGAAACGCGAAGACGCAAAGTCTCCGCCAACAGTAAAAAAAATTATGGAGATTATTTCCGGTGATGTTCTGGGGCTTGCCGGACCGGGAGAAACGATTGCCGCCATGGTAGCCGGGACGATCATTGAACGCGGGGATGTAATGGACCAGCTGACGGATCGAAGGGAGAACCCCAGCTGGCACGGCGTCCGGGTGTCGATGCTGGAAAATCGCGCGGATAAGGAAAAAAAACTGTGGCTCGGAGAGTATGCCAGTCTCCGGCGCGAGAGCCAGCGGAACAAGGAGGAAATTCCGCTGGCGGCCAATCGTTTTTACCGGGCCAACCGGAAAGAAATGGACGCAGGTGCAAAGATATACTGGAAGGCGCGTTATCTGAAAAGCAAGGGGGAGATTTCCGCGATCCAGCACGCTTATAACTTCCTGATTGACAAGGGCGAAAAGGTGTTTGCGGCGGAGTATCAGAATGAACCGATTTCCGAAAGCACGGTTGTTTTCTCCCTGACGCCGGAGCGCGTCTACTCCAAGCAAAACGGCAAGCCGGTTATGATTATGCCATCGCTTCCGGTGACGATCACCGCCGGAATTGACTTGAACCGCTATGGTCTTACGTGGAATCTTATTGCTACGACGCTGGACATGGCTTCTTCCGTGCTGGCTTACGGGGTGCATGTCCCCGCGGGACAGGAGAAAATTTACGAGGGGGCCGGGAACAAGCGTAGCGAGGCGGAGGAATTGGCCTTTTACAATGCTCTGACGGACCTTTGCAAACGCTTTTCCGAACTAAAATTCGTGGATTTTCAGAATCATCCGGCGCGGATTAGGCGCATAGGAATTGACGCCGGATACCTGTATTCCGTTGTTCGTCGGTTTACGGCGACGAATATGCAGTTTCCTTTCGAATTGATCCCCACCCGCGGCCGAGCAGCGGCGCAGTTCCGTCCGTCAGGCGCGAACGTCCAGCGGATCGGAAAGGATTGGATCATCATCAATGACCAATTCGGGGCGCTGACGGTCTATAATTCCGACTTGTGGACGGAATCCACGCAGACCGGATTTACATTGCCGTTCGGCGCACCCGGGGAAATCGAACTCTGGGGAAACCGGCCCGCGGATCATATCGAGTATGCAACCCAGCTTTGCAATCAGACGCTTGCGGAAAAACTCAAAGGAGAAAAGGGTATCTACTACAAATGGACCACCGAAGGGAGAAACGATTATCTCGATGCCTTGACAATCGCGCGTGTTATGGCGTCCCTGGGAGGTGCGGACGTTCTGCACCAGACGCTCCAAAAGCCGGAACCTGTGCAAAATCAAAAAAAGGATGATTTAAAAGACAAGCCGACAGTCCCGGCTCCGCAAGTTTCTTATGATCCCTTGAACTTTTGACAAGACTTTGACATCTCTCCATGATAAAAGGAGTTTTATCATGGCGGTAAAAACAGCGAAGGAAATTTACGAGGCGGCGGAAGCGGCCATCTATGAGCTTCTCGTGGATGGAAAGGCTTCCGCCTCTTTTAATGGCCGGTCCTATACGGCTCTTGATATCGACAAACTCAAGTCCGTTTCCGATTTTTACCGTGATCGTGCGATTGCAAACGGGGAAATTCAGGCGGATGCGAGGACTCAAAAGGTGTCTGTCTCATACGCCAACATTCCCAGAGGGCCGGAACAATGGTGAATCAGGTAAAACAGGCTATTGCCCGTTGGGCTTACCGTGCGCTTGTGCAGTCACCCTCCCGTCCGCTTCCGAACCCGTCGATTGTCACCGTGGATGAAGCGCTTTCCGGAGGAAAACGAAAACTCTCCTGGGCGCTGACCCGCGATCTGGAACAAAATTTTATTGTCGTTGGCTGGGCGGTGAACCAGCACCTTTCCTACACATCATCTTTCAGTTTTCAGGCGCGGACACCGGACATGGCGTTCAATTCTTATCTGGAAGAATATTGTTACGAACGCTTTGGAAAAAATAAGATTGACATTGCCGGGCGCATGTCCCTTGACACGATCTGCCGGGCGTTCATGGCCTCCAAAATCTGGGACGGTGACGCGGCGATCATCAAGACAAACCGCGGGATGCTTCAGCTTCTGGAAGCGTGGCAAATTGCCAACATGCCCGGCTCCCCGTCGAACGTAACGGGAAACGGTCTCGTGTTGGATAAACACGGGCGCGCAGTGAAATACGCGGTTTGCGTAAAAGATAAGTCCGGATCACGCTTTGAAAGCCTCGTAGACGCGGAAAATATGGTTTTCGACGGCTATTTTATCAAGGCGAACCAGACGCGCGGCGTGTCTCCGCTCATGCCGGTTATCAATTCCGCGCGTGACGTGATGGACGCGGAAAGTTATTATCTCTTGAAAGCCAAGATTGCGGCCATGTTCGGGATTGTGATTTACCGCGATCACGGCAAAAAGGGCGCGTATGACTTTGGTTATGAAAATACTTCCACGGAAGAAACCAAGCCGAAGCTGGATTATGAAATTCGTCCGGGCTTGAAGCTGGAGCTGGAGAAGGATGAAAAGGCCCAGTTTTTGGAGTCGAATACCCCGCCGATGGAATTTCTGAACTTTGCAACGTTCCTTTTAAGGCAGATTCTTTGCTCGCTCAATATTCCTTACACGATGTATGACTCCTCCAGCGGCAACTATTCCGCATCCCGTTCCGACCTCAACCGGTATAAAAACGCTACGTCTGACGAACGCGCCAAGATGTTGGCCGTCTATGACGACATTACTGATTTTATCCTCCGTTACGATATTCTTTCCGGAGCCTTGAAGCTCCCGCGCGGAATGACGTATGAGTCCGTCAACTGGGAGTGGATTCCGACGGCCTCTTTCGTTATTGACATTCCGGCGGAAGTTGATTCCCGGATCAAACTGCTGGAAAAGGGGTTGACCACCCGCGCGAATATTTCTAAGGAACTCGGGACCGGAAATTTCTTCCGGAACGCGGACGCGCTGGCGGCGGAGGAAAAATATCTCAAGGAAAAGGGCGTGACGGTTTCGGTTGCCAGTCCCGGAGCACCGACGACCACGCAGAAAGATGAATCCGATTTGACATCTCAACAAGATAAAAAGGAGTGATGTTATGCCGATCCCCGAAAAATTCAAAGCCGCTCCGCCCGCCGCCGCTATGCGGCTGGTGGCTTCCGATCCCGTGCAGTTGTCCGAAAAGCCAGATGCCGCCGGGAAAAGCATGAAGGTGCATATCAAGGCACGCTCGAAAATGAGCGTTGATAGTTTCTGGTTCGGAAAAATGACGCATGATTTTTCCACTATGTCCATGCCGCCCCGGCTGGCCATTGACGACTCGCACGGAAATGAAATCGGTTATGGCCGTCCGTATCTGACCGAATGGGGCGTTGAGATTGACGCCACGATCATTCCGAACGCGGATAATCCGACGCATGAGGCGAACCGGATCATTTACAACCTGTCCAATGATATTCCCCAGCAGGCCAGCATCGATTTTTCCGGGGCGTTTGACATCGAAGTCGTCAGTGAAAGGCAGTTTGCCGAGGTCAACGGCCAGAAGTTTGAAGGCCCCGGCGTCATCTTTCGGAACTGGTCGCTCCGATCTTGCGCAATCTGCAAAGAGGGCGTGGACCCGAATACGTCTTCGACTCTTTTGAGCCAGGGACAGACTCCCGCCCCGCGCAATGTGACCGAGGCAAAATTCGTGCTTTCCGAACCGCCGATTGCCGCGCAGCTCACCCAGACTCCGGCGAATACCACCGAAACAAATTCCGCCGCTGGCGCAGAGGGAAACCAGCCCGCGACGGGACTCACCAATACGGGCGCAGACACTCCGGAACAGCCCGCACCGGCACCCGCTCCGGCTCCGGAACATGCGGAAGACAGCGACAAACTCGCGCTGGAAACCAAGGTAAAAACGCTGGAACAGGAAAACAATGAGCTGAAACAGAAACTTTCCGCTCTGCCTCCCGCCGGCGCGCCGCCTGTTTCCATGTCGGAGCCGTCGAAGTCGAAAGAAGAACTCTGGAAGCAGTATTCGACGCTTTCCGCGTCTGATAAAACGCTCTTCTGGAGAGAACACAGGAACGAAATGAAATCCAAATAAGGAGTATGAATTATGCCCGGTAATACGCTTCAAAATGTCTCTCTCGCCGAAATTTCCCAGCGTTCGCTTGAAACGCTGGTGAATGTTCTTCCCGCCTTTGATGTTTTTTCCAAAGATTTCAGCGATGAAATCGCGGTCGCTGGGCAGTCTGTTACGACTCACCTCGCCGGACAGCCGACTTCTGGCACGATTGGGGCGGGTGGATATGCCGCCGCCGCACAAGATGCGAGCCTGACCTCCCGGACGGTTTCGATCGGTGATCCCGAGGGGCTTGTTTTGGGCTTTACGGATTCCGAATGGAGCAAGTCCAATATCGACCTCATGGAGCGGTTTATTTCTCCTGGAATCAATGCCATTGCCGCCGGAATGATCACCAAGGTTCTGGCTCTCGTGACCGCCGGAAACTTCGCGAACTACAAAGCGTTTGTGGACGCTTTCGACGCAGATTCCCTCACGGACGTCGGAGAGCAGCTGACTACCCAGAAAGTGGGGCTTTCCCGTGGCTGTATCCTTAATCCGACGCTCTACACGAAGCTTCTGAAAGACTCGGCCGTCAAGAACGCGTCCGCCTACAACGGAGACAACGTGATCAAATACGGGCGGATTAACCAGCTGGCCGGGTTCAGTCCCATCATTCAGTACAACGCCATGCCGGAAGGACTGAACGGTTTTGCCGGCGGCAAAGAAGGGTTGATCGTCGTTTCGCGCGTTCCTGCCGTGCCCGAGACCTTCCCGGGAGAAATTGAGACCGTGACCGACCCGGACACCGGATTTACCATCCAGCTCCGCAAGTGGTATTCTGCTGACCTCGGCAAGTATTTCCTCGCAATGGTCATCATGACCGGCGCGGCCGTCGGAAATGCGGGCCAGATTTGCCGGATCACCTACTCAGTGACTCCGCCCGCGGGGTAATCCATGAACCCGTTTTCGAGTGACAGGTTTCTTTCGGACGCCTACTTTTCGGAGACGGTAACGATTGCGGGGACTTCGGTCCCCGCCGTTGTGACTGAATCCGAAGCGGTGGCGACGGCTGGCGCTTTCTCCTCGAAAACGGGGACATGGAAACAGGTTTCGATCAAAGAAAATGCTCTTGAAACAGTTCCGACCGCCGGAGATGAAGTTGTAATCAAGGGGAAGACTTACAAGATTCAGCCCTTTCCGCGTATGGACGGCGATATGATCGTGTTCAATGTCTTCGCTGACCAGAGGTTCAAAAAGTGATTACTTTCGAGACAAACGCCCCGGAAATCGGGAAAGAACTTGAACGGCTCCGCACGGAATTTCCAAAAGAGTTTCGGCGGGGCATGTCCACGCTCGGAATTGCGTTCCGGGGGCGGATCAAAAAGGCGTTGAAACAGGGTTTGACTCCGGACGGTTCCGTTCCGGAGTTGGCCGCTTTGACGTTGGCGCTCCGGAAGGTGCGCGGACAGAAGGTCAAAGGCCATGGAGGTAAACTTCAGGATGCCTTGCGCTATAAGGTCACTGGACGCGGCGCGGAAATAACGATGATGGTAGGTTTTACGGCTTCCCAGACAGCGGCCAAAGCCTCCCAGCATCTCCAGGAGTCCGGGCAGAAAACTTTCACGCCGGAACAAAAACGCTGGCTCATTGGGCTTCTGATCCGTGCCAAAGAGGATAAAAACAGCATTCTGGAGACTGCTGTGCGTCAAGTGTTGCGTGTTGGGTATCTCAAGCCGTCCCGTTCGTTTGTCGCTCCGTTTGAGCCCATGCTGGCGGCGGATGCGCCCCGGATCGTTAAGGGGCGTATTGATTCGATCATCAGAAAGGCGGGTAGAAAATGATTTTTGAGCATCTGGAAGCAATCGCAAAAGTCCTGAAAGAGAACAAACCGGATTCCGAAGTTCGGATCGGGACGGATAAGTCAATCCCGTTTGAGGTTGATTCCGCGCCGTTTATTATGATTTCTCCGGGAACGTCCGGGGCGTCGATTGCTGAAACCGATAATGCCGACGAATTTTCCGTCAATATCGACTTCGGAATCGTGGATGAATCGAGTTCGGAAAATGAGGATGGCGTTCTCGTTTTTTCTGGTGTCAATGCGCTTGATGTGCTGGCCGGATCGATCCGGGAGGCGCTGCTCGGCGCGGTCGATGGTTTTTATCTCTCACAGTGCGGATTTTTTACGTATGATGAACAGTTTCCGCTTTTTGTCGGAAATCTGTCTCTGGTTTTTAAAAATGAAGGTTTTCTCTAACTCAAAAGGAGGCATATTATGTTTGCAAAAGCGGTTGTGAAATGGGGCGAAGATGCCGTGAAGGTTTACGACGCGAACGATTACGGAGAGACCGCCGAACTGATCGACGATACAAATCTCGCCTCGACGAACAAAGAGTACGTTGCGTCTGATCTGCATGACTCGGACGAAATTTCCTTGCAGGTGCAGGAGTCGGATGCTGCCAAGTTCGTCGTCGGGACTACCAAAGTGGTTACGATCACCTATGATGCGGCCACGGGGAAAACTCCGTCCACATTCTCCGCGATCGTATCCAAAAGGGCGGCTCTTGCGCTCAAGCGCGGGGACCGTATGATCCGGGAAATCACCCTTAAGCCGATTCTGCCCGTTGTCGTGGCGCCGTAAGGAGGTATGAAGATGTTGACGAAAGAACAGATTCTTGCCGCGATTGACTCGAAAATCGAGAAGGTCCCCGTCCCCGAATGGGGCGGGGACGTCTATGTAAAAACAATGACCGGAAAGGACCGCGACGCGGTTGATTCGCTCGTCTCGTCTGTTAAGGGGGAAGGCGGTTATCCCGGTCTTCGTGTGCTCATTTGCGCCCTGTGCATTTGCGATGAGACCGGAAAAACTCTTTTCTCCCGCGCGGACGTTTCTGAACTCGAAAAGAAAAACGCGGTTGTGCTCAACCGGATTTTTGACGCCGCTTCTGAACTCAATGGAATGACTCCGGAGGCCGCGCGGAAGGCGAAAGAGTCCTTTCCGGACGCGGGCGGAACGCCGGATGTGGTTCCGGCTGGCGTGGCAGATGGGAATGTCGGTTCGGGAGGCACAGCGGAGAATTGATTCCGCTGAATTTTCCGAATGGTGCGCGTTTCTGCGTCTCGAGCCGGACCTCGGAACGCGCCTCGATTTCCTTGCCAATGAATTGGCTGATAGGATCGGGCGTGTTGAGGCGACGTTCGGAGGTTCCCAGATACCCCATAAGCCGAGGCTGATTGATTGGGGATGGGAAGAGGCGGACGATGAAAATTCGGCAATCGACATGCTGGAACGCGCGGCACGGAAATACGGTAAAAAGTAAGGCTCCCGGACAGTTTCCGGGGGCCTTTTTTATTTGACATCTCGACAAAATAAAAAGGGAGTTTATTCATGGCCTCGAATTCCACATTTGCCCTTGAGATAAAATCCAACGGCGCAACAAAAAGCGTCAATGACATCAAGTCCATTGGTGACCAGATTGCGAGTGTCGGGAAGATCGCAAAGGGTGCGGCCATCGGAGGGCTGATTGTTTCCGGTATTCAATCTGGATTGAGCGTGCTTCAGTCATTTGCGGCCGGATCGATTGATGCATATAAAGAAGCAGAATTAGGGTCTGCTAAGTTGGGTGCTGTGCTCAAGGCGACGGGATATTCAGCCGGACTTTCACAGCGCGAAATGGAGGATTATGCGTCCTCCTTGCAGGATATGACCATGTATGAGGATGATGCCGTGATTGCCTCTATGCGCGTTATGGCGTCATTCAAAAACATCAATGGAGACGTGTTTAAAAAAACTCAAAAAGCCGCCATGGATATGGCTACTGTCATGGATGTTGACCTCACTTCAGCCGTTCAGGTTTTTGGAAAAGCCCTGAATGATCCGGCTGAAGGACTTTCGAAACTGGAAAGATACGGAATTGTTTTTACTAAATCCCAGCTTGAAAATATTCAAAGTCTTGTTTCTGCCGGGAAAATGCAGGAGGCACAGCTCCTTATTTTGGAAGAAGCTGAAAAACGTTGGGGAGGTGCATCGGAAGCGGCGGCACAGACTTCAAGCGGATTGTTGAAGCAGGTTCAGAACGCTTCCGGTGACGTTCAGGAAGGTCTCGGCGGTATTGCTCTTGAATTGTTTTCGTTTTCTGGAATCGGCGACTTTTTGAAAGAAAAGCTCGGCTCATGGGCTACATATTTGCGGGATCACATGCATGAAATAGCCTATTCCGTTTCTTCTGTAGGTCTCCAGATTGGCGCAATGGCGGAAAAAATATGGGTTCTTTTTGACCCTATCTGGACAGGAATCACAGCCGGAATACAGAACATCGGAATCATGGGCGGTTGGCTGTATGAAAACTGGGAAAAAATATGGGACAATATGGGGGATATTACCATTGCGGTAGGAAAAGATATTCTGGACATTTTTCTGTATATTCCGAAGCAGATTCTTGCCTATTGGAAGGAGTTCGGAAAGGCCCTGTGGAAATCCATCACAGACCCTAAAAATATCGGAGAAAATTTCTCGAAAATGTTCTCCAATCTTGCGGAAAACGCAGTAAAGGATTTTGCCAATTTTGGGAAAAATACTGAACTTGCTCTTGGCAAGGCTGGTGTCTCCGATATGCCACAGCTCAAAAACGCTGATTATTCCGGATGGACTGATACAAAAAATCGCTTTGCTGAAATTGACAAGCGTTATGCGGGCTATCAGGATAAACTCGACAAAAAACTCGAAAAGGCATACGACAAAGATAACGCAAAGGGGATCAAAACACCGGCTAAAATCGAGGTGGCTCAGGTCGCCCAGCCAGAGGCGAAAATAGAACCGGCAAAGGTGGAAGAACCCAAATATGCCGCCTTCGCGGAAAAAGGCTCACAGGAAGCATGGAAAACGATTTTGGCCAACCAGCCGGGCGCGAAGTCGGACATTGCCGAAAAACAGCTCTCGACGCAACAGGCTATCAAAGACAGCGTGGACAAGGTTGCTTCTGTCATTCAGGCGATTCCGACAGCAAAAAGCGCCGCGTCTGGAGGTGACTGGTTTACCTCGATCATGGGCAAGCTGATCCCCGGTTTGGACTTGAGCAAAAAGGCGGAAGCTGCAAAGCCCGGTCCATGGATCGGTGCGAAAGGCGTTCCGGCGATTCCGGAAATTCCGGCAATGCCTTCCGTGTCGATTCCGTCCGTTGCCTCTTCCGTGGCGGCAGCAATGAACCCGGCATCGTTTTTTGCGCCGAAGTCCGCGGGCTCTATGATTGACCAGTCCGCGGCGAAGGCGGCCGTTTCCGGGTTCTCCGTCTCTGCAAAAGCGGCGAAAAAAGACGTTGTTCCGGAAAAACAACTGAAGGTTTCAACTGACATCAAGGTTATTTCTACTGAAATCAGGGA